TCCAGTCACCTCACGTTACACTCGGGATTGACCCGGGTGTAGATGGAGCTTTGGTAAAGTCCGGGCCTCTTGGGTCAGGGGGCATTGCTACCCATGTGAACTCAACGTCAGAGGTCTGGTTGTCTCCAAGGTTGAACGAGTTCATGATATACAGGGTAGATGTGCTGGCATGAGAGGTCGGAGTAGTGCCGAGAGCCCCACGAACAATGCCAGTCAGAGTCCCGGTAGTTGCTGCTGACCCGGAGTCTGCGCCGACAAAGATAATCTCGTTGTCCCACCGGCAGTAATACCCGCCAGACTTCCGTGCTCCTGCAACCCCTCCAGTATATGCAATGGAAGTCGCAGTAGGCGCGATGGTCGCAGACTCTCCTGCGGTCAGGGTGTTCCGGGTGATTGTTGCTGCAGCACCGGTGTTGAGTCGGGCACAGATTACCTGAACCCCGGCGTCGTCAAACACCACGTCGTCGTTCTGTGCAGCACATGCAACGTTCGCGGTTTTGAACTGCACTCCCACAAGCGGGAATCCGTATTTAGTAACGACTGTCATTCATATCACCTCGTAATCCCGAACACTCCCCCATGGAGAGAGTCGTTTGCAGTAATTGCAGTCTTGTCAATCAGAGTCTCTGCGGCAGATATCACGAACTTGTCAGACGTGTTGATGTTTGCAAGTTCTTCGTAGGTATCCTGCCAGAGAGTTCTTCGTGACATCAGCC